CATAGCTGGAGAAGGACTGTTTGGAGTATTCGATAAAGGTATTAACTTAATATACATACCTTTGAGGGCAATCATTGATATTATCAACTATCATTTTAACTTAAAAGACCCTAAACAGAATCAAGATCTATTGACTATTGATTTAAACTATGGTGAAAAATATGTTACTTTTCCACAGCATATATCAGTAGATCCTTTAGTAGCTGTATTACCTAAAACTCCAAACTTTAGTTCATTTCCTGAATATACAGAGGACGGTTCAGCAAAAGATTTTACAATACTATTAGGAGATGTTACTAAAAATATGGAAGCATATGCTAGTTCTGACAAATACACTTCAGACTCCAGAGCAAGTACTAATGATATTATGAATATTATGGTTACTTCCATTTTTGTGAAAAAATGTATAAGCAAAGTTATAGATGGTCCTCAAGAAGAAGGAGCAGGGGTACAAGATTTTTTAGATGAACTGTTTTCTGGGATTAATAATGCTTTTGGTGAAGTAAATGATATTGGATTATATTATGATCATTATGAATGCATTTATAAAGTAGTTGATAGGAGAAATACTGGTACTGGAACTGGTACTTTTGCTAAACTACAAGAGTTACAAATAACTGGTTTATCCTCTACTGTAGTAGATATAGGATTATCAAGTAAAATATCATCACAGATATCATCACAGGTTTCTATAGCAGCTCAAGGTAATAGTGGTAACTATAAAGATAATGTTGAAGCAATATTAAAATGGAACTCTGGTGCTGTTGACAGACATATTCCTATTAAATCAGTTGATCCCTCACCAGGTAAGTTAACTACTAAGGAACTAGAGGAGCAAGCTAAGAAGAGAAGAAAGACATATATTGAAGATTTAAGAGATGTTTGGTATAAGTTTAATAATGCAGAAATAGGAGAAGATAAACGTGGTTGGTTAGCTAGAGCTGCCGATCAGCTTATAACTAATCAATCTTTTGACTCTGAACTATGGAATCAGTTAAGACAGGAAAGTATAACTGAAATGAACCGATTCTATAAAACAGAAAGAAAAACACCAGTACCACAAGGAGTAGTACCAGTAGAACTATCTTTAAAGTTAGTTGGTATTACTGGATTTAAAATAGGTACTGCTTTTAAAATAAAACCCGGTCTTTTACCTTCTAAATATGATAAATTTGCCTATATTATAACAGGCCTTGATCATGAAATAAGTACTGACAATAAATGGTATACTAATATAAAAACTCAATTTTACGCTGTACAATAATGTATTTACCTAAATCAAAACAAAAGAAAGGAGGCAAAATAGCTGGAAAACTATTAGACCCTAAATCAGGTCTACCGTTTTTAGGTAAGTTTGTTGCTGATCATTTAGGAAACTTTTTTAAAGGAGATAAAATAACTTCTAAATCAAAACCATTAGAGTTTGTACCTGCTGATGTAGAAGATCCTAAATCTAACTTTGTAAATGTCAGAAGAACTCCTTCTGCAAAAGACTATGCAAAAGGAACCTTTACTAGATTCTTTGCTAAAGACGGAAGAACAGGTAAAGTAGTAGAGTTTGATAAAGAAAAATATCTTGCTCAAAAGAAAGAAGGTAAATTATACAGACGTACTTTAAAAATAGTATGGTATGTGACCGGTAATCCTGAAGATGAGATAATAAACGGATTCCTCTACCCTGGTACTAAAGCTAAAAATCAGGACGTTATTAATAAAGCAAATAAAATACTTCCAGGTATAGGTGATCAAATACTAAAAGACCCAGGACAGTTTGTAGTTAAGTAATTTTTTCTTATATTAAAGAAAAAGGTTATATAAGTGTTTTATATAGTAGAGCAAGAAAGCAAACTCGTTTCATTAGAAAAGCTGGCTAGATTAGGAATGTACGTTGAAGTTATACCTACTAACTTTTACTATCACCCTAAACTTACCTCCACAGTAGCTGTGTATGTTAGATTAATAGGATCTGACCACGGTCATATCATTCCAATAAATCATGACGAAGGATTAAACGTATCTAAAGACCGTGTCTCTCGTATTCTTTCTTCCGCTAGTAAACTATATACATTAGATAAAAAGAACCTTCTATATTACTTTAATCTACAGGATGCCATAGATGTATCATTACTATACTCAATGACTAAATATGATAGATTAGAACATTCTCATGATTTTTCATACTTCTATAATAAACATAGTTCTATACAGAACATAAATCAACTTATTCCTATATCTAAACTACATGAAAGTTGTGAAAAGACTTATGAAAAGATAAAAAATGTAATAAACTTTGATATACCTTCAGGTTTTGATTTTTATAATAAAGCTGCTACTAATGTATTTTTCTTATTAGAGCAATCAGGTCTTGGTGTTTACTATGATAACTTTATTGAAATGTTTAAACCTAGAAATCCTCTTTTTAATATCACAAATAACTCAGTACTAACTTCATACAACTTAAATAATGTTACATCTAGACCTACTAATGCTTTTAATAGCGTTAATTTCGCTGCTATACCTAAAAGCCCAGAACACAGGAAGTGCTTTCATCCAACCGGTGATTATTTTGTTGAGCTGGATTTCGATGGCTATCACCTTCGTTTACTTTGTGAGCAGATTGGATACCCTTTATCAGACGAATCAGCTCATAAGCAGCTAGCTAAGCAGTATTTCAATAAAGAAGAAATAACTGAAGAAGAATATGATAAAGCAAAACAAATTAACTTTCACGCAATTTACGGAAAAATACCAGAGAAATACGCTTATCTCGACGTATTTGAAAAAATCGATGGATTTATCAAAAGCCTTTGGACCGAATACGAAACTAACGGAAGAGTTTTGGCGCCGATTAGTAATAAACCGTTCACTAAAGCGTTAAAAGATATGAATCCTCAGAAGTTAATGAATTATATCATGCAATCGTTAGAGACTTCAAGAAATATTCTTATCTTAAAAGAAGCACTACGTTACCTTAAGGATAAAAAAACAAAATTAGTTTTATACACGTATGATGCATTGTTGTTTGATTTTCATAAAGAGGATGGCAAAGAAACATTAGAAAAACTACAGGAGATACTGGAAGAAGGTGGGAAATATCCCATAAAAGTTAAATATTCAAAAGATCTCTTGTTATAATATAAAAAAGATATTTATATATGATTTATACAGTTACGAAATCGGCATTTGATTATGACTTAGAGCCGATATATTTAAATGAAGATATGAGCAACAAACTTTTCTGTACTTTTGCTACTGAAGATACGCTAGATGGAATACTAGAAGAGATTCAGGAGAGGTACAAAATCATATATAACAAAATCTTTGTACTATATTCTAAATCTCAGGATGAATATATTTGTACCTACAATGTAGATTTTGGTAATGTAGGAACTTTTCTAGATAATACTATTCTTGTGCACCGTAAGAAAGAATCAAACACTCTTTACACGATTAATGCACTTAATACATTAATAAAAGAACTTAACGGTGGAGTACTTGACACCTCTTACCGTATAAACTGGCCAGATTATAGAAACTGTGTACTTCTGACCAAAGGCCCTGAACTAAAAAGGGTAAATACTAAACTTTATAAGATTATAGAGTTGGAGAAGTAAAATATTCTTCTTATATTACATAATAAACGTTATATTAAAATAGTTATATGGATTTAAATGCTATACGCGCAAAGCTGGATACGTTAAATAATAGCGGCCAGCAAACAGAGAAAACAGATTATTCAAAGATTTTTTGGAAACCGGAACTAGGTAAACAAACGATTCGTATCGTACCGTCTGCCTATGATCCTGCATTTCCGTTTAAGGAATTAAAGTTCCACTACGGTGTAGGAAAGTATCCGATGGTTGCTTTATCAAACTTTGGTAAGCAAGACCCGATCGAAGAGTTCGTAAAAGAACTTAGAAAGACAAACGATAAAGATAACTGGTCATTATCAGGTAAACTTAACCCTAAGACTAGAATCTTTGCTCCTGTTGTTGTGAGAGGAGAAGAAGATAAAGGTGTAAGACTATGGGGATTCGGTATTAC